CACCTCAAGGTCGTCATCGTCGGGCTCGATCTCGTAGCCATCACAGAAGAAGGTGATGACCGCCTGACACCCCAGCTCGGGGATGTCGTCGTCAAGGTAGACCGCGTCGCAGTAGCCCGCGTCCATTGCGTTCTGCATGTTGTCGAAGTACAGCATTGCGTTGTATCTATTCACCGGGTATTGCCTCCATTCTCTCTTCTGTCCTGTCCATGACCTTGTGCATTTCGTCCATTAACTTGTGCCACGTACTGACAAACTTGTAGCACTCGATTACGTGGTCATCACACAGCTCCTGAATGCGGGCGATGGGAATCTCCTCCACTACCCACAGGTGATCAGCCAGCTCTCGCAAGTCAAGCAGGTCTAAGTCGTTCGCGTATTCGTTCCTGCTCATTTAAAGTCCCTCCTCTTCACCTCGCGCCATAGGCGCTCTGGCGGCGATAGCTGATCTGCTTTCATGCACAGCTTTCTCCCGTACTTCCTCTCCTCTACCGTGCAACCGGCGGCGAATGCCTCCCGACCCACACAACCAACCACTGCAAGCGATCGAGGATCGGCGCCATAGTTTCTGACAAGCACCGCTATGTCGGCCTTGAATGAATCTATGCTGTCGAAGATGAGCGAGTCGGTGTTGGTGAACTTCACGTCTATGGCGTAGTCATCAAACCAGAGGTCGATTCCGCCATCGCTTGCGATGTTCAGTTTTGGTGGCTCCAGTCCGAATAGCTTTGCGACCGCGTACTCAGCTCTCGCACCGTCGATTTCGGACTGTTCTTTGCCTTCCGGGTCGCGGGGCTTTAGGCCCTGCAGAGCACAGATGGCGTGGGTGTCCTTACCCAGCGTGACCGCCGCGTGATGCTCTTGCGGGGTCAGGCGAACAATCAAGTCATCCATACTTAGCCTCCAGAAATCTGTAGCTCACAGGCATGATGTCCATCTCCCCGTCAGTCACGTCATGTAGCATCCATACTCCGTGCCACTGGCTGTCTGTGTTTGTCTGGGGGGTCAAGTAGCTTTCCATGTGGGAATAGAACGCCCCCACAAAAATGCCGGTCATGCTCTTACCGTCCGCTCTGGTGGCGAACGCAACGTCCCTGTTCTGGACGTGTCCCATAACGAACGATTGGTGACGCTTTGTCAGTCCGATGCGGGCACTGCTGATTGGCCTACCCATCACGCCACTGCAGATGTAATGAGAAAAGACCACGCCCTCGATCACGACTGGCTCCAAGAACGGGTGTACCTTGAAGCCGTGGTCCTTCAGGTTGAAGTCATCGAACGAGATGAGATCCTCTAGCTGGATGTCCGCGTCCACAGCCCGTGAGATACGGGCCTCGTGGTTGCCCAAGCAGAAGTGCAGGTTGTTATGTATGTCCCACTTCTTCTTCTTGTTGCGCTCCAGCCGCGCTACCTCCTCGTGGATAGGCGCCATGAATCTATCCATGGCCTCGTTACCAGCTTGGATGTCAGCGAGGTAACGCTTGCCCTCCATCTGGCGACTGCCCTTCTTGTCGTAGGTTGACAGGCTAGGCATGTCCCAGTGGTCGCCAATGTGGACGATGACATCAGGCTTCATCTTCACCGCGTAGTGACCAGCCCACTCCAAGTGGTCGGTGTTGACTCCCGGCTTCACCTGCGTGTCCGGGATGACCATGATGCGCTTACCGGTATTTGCAACCTTGGAAGTCATATCTATCCTCCTGCCATTCCGTGGCTTCCGCGTAGAGCTCAAGCTCTTTGGCTTGCTCTCGGTAGTGGTCTGCGATTTCCTTTTCGTGTGACTTTCCGTAGTCGATTCGCTCTTGGCAGGTTGACCTTTTAAGAAGGCTGTTAAGCGCCGAGTCAGACCGATCCGCTCCGTAGATCGTTCCATGAATTTCTCTCCATAGCTGAATGTGCTGTATAGGGTGGGCAGTCAGGTCAACATGACATCGGGCACATAGCGAAAGAGCATTCGCCGGGTCATAGCGAGTCGCATAGAAACCTCTTCCTATCAGGTGACTGCATTGCAAGCCCTGCTTGTTGCGGTCCGAGTAATCCGTCTCGCACCGCTCACACTTCCACTTCGCCCTCATGCGGACACACTTGCTGAAGTGCTTGTCCGCGTTCGTGCGTTTGATCTTGTTGAACATCAGTGATAGTCCTTCTTGTTCTTGACTAGCGTCAGGTGCGGCCTCTCAGGTCTCACAACAATGTTGACCGGCCAGATGACGCCGATATCTGAACCTCGCCAGCTATCGATCTCTTCGTATGCCTCCTGCTCACCAAAGCCAAACGCCATGTGAAGCTCAACAAGCATCGGCCCGTGGTACTTGATCAGCGGGTTGCCTTCCTCGTCGTATTCCACTCCTGCTATCGCCTCTGAGAATGAGTCATCAAGCATCATTAGTTCTCCGTCATATTCATCCATGATTAAAAGCTCGCGCCCTCCGGTTTGTTCGGTTTGGTCAGGTAGCACCCTTCTCCTATGCGGCTGAAGATCCCACCGTCTCCGCCCTCGTTGGTGTATTCACCTCCGAGGGGAAACCCGCGAAGTCGCCACGGTGTGTAGTCCCAGCCTCGACGCCTTGCCCACTCCATGTGGATTGGGCAAAAGACGATGCGGGGGACCGTCTCGATCTCCCCGCCCCCGTCCAAGTACTCCTGCGTCTGCTCTTCTATCTGTTTTCGTAAACGATCCTTGTTCACTTGTTACCTCCGAGTGCCAGCGCAGTCTTGACGTGGTCCATCGTCATCTCCTTGAGATGCTCGGGCACATGGGTGTCGAAGAAATTGCGTTGACGTTCCTTGTCATCCCCCATCGCCAAGATTGCTTCGGCGTATTGGCGGGGACTCCTATCGGAGTCCCACCATGATCGAGTGCTCACAACTCGCAGGCGTCACCAACACAAGCGGCTGTCTTAGCCCCCTCGGTTGTGTCGCCCCTTTCGTAGCCGGGCAGTACTGACCAGTCGATAGGATCGATGCAGAGAGTCGCTTGCACGTACTCCGCCTCACTGATCTCTTCGTATGGCGCTTGCTTGTAAGTGCCACCGTCATGCGGGAGGAATGACATCCCGGCGACTGAGTCCCAGTTGTCCCAAATCCACTGACACGCCTCGAACCACGAATCGTCGGTGTAGTAGGCGGTACAGGAGACCATGTGTGTTGCCCATGCCTCGCCGTACAGCTTCGCCAACTCAAGCTGAGAGACGGTGTTCATGTTCTCGACGCACATGGCGTGTTCTGGCGACTTCACGTAGAAGTCGAACACGATGGTGCTGTCGGGTTGCATGACACACGGCTCGTGTGGCACACCCTGATCGATCAGGAATTGAGTGATCGGATCGTTGACCGATTGACGCACCCTGCGGATGTAGTGCTTCGCGTAGCGCGGGTGAATCCCGGACGAGCAGTCAACCAGTTGCGACACAGTACCGCTCGGCTTGACGCACGACACTGAGTGCGAAGAGTTGATGCCCAGACGTGCGGCCCACTCCTCGTTTACCTCCTCGGCGTGATCGCGTAGCTCGTTGAGCCAGCGCCGGGTCTTGCCCATGCCGCCTTCGAGACCTCCCATGACCGGGTGGTCACAGATGCCGCTGAAGCTAATGCCGAGCAGTCGCTCTCGCTCCAGATTCTCGATCCAAGACTTGCGGACATATCTCCAATCGGTCAGTGTCGATTGCAACGTGCCGAAGATGGCCGCGATCTCAACCTTCTTTTTCAGAGACGCGAGGGTGTCATCCGGGCGGATGATTACCTCACTCAAGTTACATGCCGATTGGCTGGGTAAGGCTATTTCCGCGCAGGGGTTGCAACCGAACTCCTGATCCGGGTCACGCCGTCCGTGCTCGGCAATCTTTTTCTGAATGCCTTCACGGTTGAAGATGCCACGCTCGCCTGAGTAGCTTTTGTACAGGCTCGCCATCTCATCCATGAACACAGCAAAGTCAGGCTTCTCCGTGTACGCGGCTGAGTTGTTAGCCAGCGCCCGGTTGCCGTGGTGGTCATACCATGCCCCGGACTTAGCCATCCTCATGCGGTCATCTGAGACGTTAGACAGACTGATCATTGCTGACCGGCGAACGCCGCCCACAACGATGGCTTGCCCGATAGATGTCATCAGGTCCAGACACTCTGTCGAGTTGAGCTTGCGTCCAGCCGCGCCCTTGAAGATGCGAACGACAGTCTCAAACAGATCGACAAGGGGACCGGGTCCACTAGCGCGGCCACCGAATACCTTTAGGCGCTCACCTGCAGGCCGCACACGGCTAACGTCCCATGTCGGTACGTGCCCAGAGTAGAGCAGGCTGATCAACTGACGCAGTGCTGATGACCAGCCCTGCTTCGAGTCGGCCACCATGATCACCGTGTCACACGGGTGCATGTCCTCGGGGACTTCGGGTAGCTTGTTGATGTACTGCCGCTCTACCGAGAATCCGACTCCGGCGCCACAGCAAAGTAGGAACATGGATTCGTCAAACGCCCGCATGTGATCCACCGCGACATAAGTGCAGTTAAAGCCCGCTGACGGATCTCTCTCTAATGCAGGGCCAGCAGTCCAGAGACAACGGGCACTCGGCATGACATCCATCTGCTCGATGGCCTTGCCGAACCGCTTTGCCTCCGCATCTGTGATCATCTCCTTGTCTTGCCAAAACTTTATGTAACGCTGAACCGTCTCCGGCCACGTCTCTCGGCGTTGCTCATCGTCCAGCCATCTGCTGTAGCGACTGGCATGAATGAGTCGCTGGTAATCACTCAGTTCCAAGATCACAGCCCTCCAGATAGGTGATTAGCTCGCTGCGTACCCACGACCACATCGTGACCGTCGTTAGTGTTAGTAAGATCAAACCGTCCATATATCTCTCCGTTAGTAGTTAAATCAGATTTCAGGTACAGAACTCAGCGCCCAGCCTCTTGCTAGACTCCAGCTCGTTGATGCGAACTATCATCTCCCGCTCGTCTATTTCCTCTACGAAGGGGATGCCGTCCCAATTTTCGGGGTCAGCAGCTCGTTGCTTGGCGTAGTCTCTTGCGTCCTCCTCATCGGGAAAGTAGACAGCTCCGAGTCCGAGGCTGACTCGCCAATATGTTTTTCTCCTGACTGGCATTTCTTGCCCTCCCTTTTGGCTTTCCATCCGTCACCCAACTCAATGGGCCGGTATCACCGCTCCTTGTTGTTGCAAAGGGCGCGGCACTTGTCGTGTTTATAGAGATGCACCACACCCTCGAAGGGGGCATAGCGCTGTTTGGCGACAATGAGCC